TTTATCTGCAAAACTAAAGATACATTTATCACTAAGGTAAAATCCGTCGCATCCAAGCTCGTAGCCTGGATCAAATCAATAATCAACTAAAGGAAAGATAATATTATGCCAACGGAAAAAAGAACATACGGAAATAAAATGGATCGTCCATCAAAAGCTGCTAAAGCTAAAGGGATGAAGAAGAAGGCTGTTAAGAAAAGGAAGTAATGCCTTTTAGCAAATACAGTACAAAACAAAAGAAGATAGCCAGGGTTGCCGCACCTCGTAATAAGATTACGGAGGCTGACTTCAAAGTATTAAGGAAATCAAATGCAAAGAAAAATACTAACCGTCGCAAGAAAGCTTGAGCAAGCATCGAAGGCTCACGCCGGGCAAGCGAAGTTACTTAAATCAATTGTAAAGAATGCCAAAAAAAGCAAAAAGCGGGGGTAAGATATGCCCTGAAGGTAAGGCTTGGGCGAGACGGACGTTTGACACGTATCCGTCAGCTTACGCGAACCTAGCCGCATCGAAGTATTGTAAGGACCCTAACTATGCAAAGAAGGCTAAGGGTGGCAAACGAAAGGGTAGATAATGGCTAAGATAAGTAAACGACAAGAAACAGCACTCAAGGCTCACTCAGATCATCACAGTAAAAAGCATATGTCTTTTATGCGTAAGCTGATAAAAGAGGGTGCTACGTTTACTGAGTCCCACAAGAAGGCAATGAAAAAGATTGGAAAGTAATGGCTCAACTCAAAGAATGGCTCAAGCAGAACTGGGTAAGGATAGGCACTGATGGATCAATCAAAGGACCTTGCGGAACGTCGAAAGATAAGAAGAACCCTGACCGTTGCCTCCCTAAGAGAAAGGCTCTTAGTCTTACGAAAGCGGAGAGAGCAAGCACTGCTAGAAAGAAAAAGTCAGCAGGAGCCAGAGGAAAGACAGTTGTAGCCAACACACCCAGAGCAAAGGTAAGAAGCTAATGAGGAAGGAACACAAAAGTAAAAAGGGAGGACTTACTGCTGCTGGCCGCGCTTACTTCAAGCGCAAGACTGGGGCTAACCTCAAGCCCCCTGTTACGGAGTCCAACCCCAAGGGTAAGAAGCTAGCTCGAAAGAAATCATTCTGCGCTAGAATGGCAGGAGTCAAAGGTCCAATGAAGGACAAGAAAGGAAGACCAACACGTAAGGCACTAGCCTTGAAGCGTTGGAAGTGCTAATTATGGGATTCGGACAAAGAGCAGGTAAGTTTAATGAGTTAGGAAAAGTAATATCAATACGTCCTAGTTTTGGAACTCCTATGACTGTAATTCAGTCATTCCAGATTCAAAGCAGCGGTCAACCTGCTAGCGTCATTCACGCGAGGGACCCTATATTTAAACCAGGCACAGAAACCGTATTGGAGTCCGATGCGTTATTCTTTATGCCTACAGAAAGTTATGATGCCAATGGAGTTCCTCAATATACTCAACTGGTAATTAATGATGGATTTTCTAATCCCTTAAAGGTTAGTGAGTACAACGAATACTTTACCGTTACAAAACCAGGCACAATGTCAACTACCGTCAGTAATGTTAAATTTTTCACAGGTTACAACATTGCCCCTAGAGCTATAACCGTTCCTCAAACATACAGAAGAGAGGGTCTTGTTCAAGTTTTTTTAACTACATCAAGTGATGCGGATGCGGAGGTTGCTTATTCTGATGATGGAATAAACTGGTGCAGTTTATCAATAAAAGACATTTTTTTAAACAGTGGTGGCGGTGCGTGGTCAGTTGCAAATAAATTTCAAACTTTTCCGAAGTATTTAGTAGGTGCTAATGCAACAAGATTGACTTCATTAACTGGTTCAACCTTCGATGCATCCAGTCGAATTGACGCAACTGGCTCAACTTCTTATAATACTAGTGGTATTTATAGATCAAAGGTAGTTCCCTTTTTAAGAGATCAAAGTGGAACTCAATATTTTTTAAAAACCAATGTAACATTTACTGGAGCCTCTGTTAATTCAAGTGCATCAGAAAACGGAACTATCTCTGGATTATTTGGAGGAGTTACATTTCCAGAGGGATACAACGAGTTTACGGATGGCGATGATCCTGTATATACGGCTACACCTGTCATTTCATCTGATGCCTCTGTTCAGAGACACGTTGTTAGTTTCACTGTAAACGGTTCTGATCAATCAATATCTAATCCAGCGATAGCACAACAGCATACATTTACAAATGTTTCTGGAGCCAATAGCATTGAAGCTGTATTTGGATACAAAACTGTTGCTTCAAAAACAGGCTCCGATGCGGCTAGTCAAACAATCTCTCCTACAGGCGATATTTATAGAGCAGAGGGGGGTAGCATTGATTTTACTTTTAGTGAAACCCCAGCATCAATAACTTATAATAGCGTTGCTCAAACTGTAGATGGAACGACATTTACTTTAAACAGTATTGCGAGGAACACTGACTTCGTCGTTACCTTTACATAATGGACAATGAACTATTATACGGTGACCCTGAAAGCGATCCAATAACTAACCCAAATGTTAGTCAAAAAATTAATTCTAGCGAAGAAGCCGCCTTGGGTGAGATATACTCCAATGCAACTTCTCTAACGTCTGAACCAATTATACCAGGAGGAAATGTTAACCTTGAAACAACGCTTCAGAAAACGGCAGATATTAATGGAGCCGCCGCAGGGGGTTCAACATCTGGCCTCTCTCCAATAGTTAATAATATATTTATATTTTTAATGAGTGGCTCAACGCTGACTATATCAAGGGATACTATTCTATCCTCATATGATGGTGAAAGCAACTGGAGCATTAGTATTCCTATATCTAGTCTTGCTTATAATTCAGGTGGAACTATTGCCTATGACACCAACACAGCCCTTAATGTAGGAACTGGATCAGGTCAATCTATTGCTAGAATACCCATCGTAAGAGGTGGCGCATTAGTAAATTCTTTTGGGTCTTACAAGGAGGGTTTGATTTGTAAGAGTGGTTCTCCAATTGTTGAGTATTATAAAATATAATGCCTACTGGAACTAACTTTGAAGCTAAAGGAAGGCGAAACGGTTTTCCGTTTTGCTTAGATAATGTTTCTAGATTAGAAAGCGCATTTAGCAACAACTCTGATGGTGCTATTGATTCTATTGTTCTTGATAGAACAAGTGCAGTTTCTCTGGATAATTTGATGTTTTTCTTTTGGAATCTTTCTGAATTAACCACTTGTACCTTTGTTAATAGTTTTACTAGTAGCGATGGTTCTAGCGGAACTACAACAACAAATACTGGGGGTTCAGATATAAGGGAGGCTCAAATACCTTCAGGGGGTTCAGGTTTAGATTTAGGAGATACATTAAAATCAACGGAACCAAGAGAGAGGGTATGTCTGGAGGGAAGTACACTTGACCCCAGAATATTTATTCAAAGTTTAAGAGAGGGTTCAAGTTCTCCACTTTACACTCAAGGATTTTATGTAATTCCTAGTTTAACATCTGGAGGCGATCCTTGTATAGCTTACGCTCTTAACGGTTCACTTAAAAATCCGAGACTTGCTGATGCAATAGGCACAGCGAATGGGGCAGAGGTATCTGTTAATTTACCGCTAAACAGCAGTGGTGCTACGGTTGCAATAAAAGTTGTTGGAGTTGATTTAGGATCAGGAAATACCACGACGGCCACCAGTGGCAGTATAGCAGCAGATTTTTACACTTACAGTTAACCCTTTATGATATAATACACCCTATGGACGAAGAAGAAGAGCTAGAAAACACCCTTATCGGACAACAAGAAGAAGCACCTGCTGTGAATACAGGGGATGTTATGATGGGCGGCTTGGGCTTAGGCGGAGCAGCCTATGCGGCACAGACTGGTCGTGCGCCTACAACGCCGCCATCAGGGTCCTTATCTCCCTTTGCTCAACAAGTTGCAGCTAACGATGCGGCTAGACTGGCGGCACAGCCTAAACCACCCGCTTTAATAGGTTCTACTCAAGTTGGAACTACAACTGGATTTCAACCCCCATCGGTTACTTCTACTACCAGTAACCCTCCGGCTACTACTTCAACTGGAACACCTCCAAGGGGACAACCACGATTACCTGGACCAGTAAGACCGTCAGCCGACGATTTTGACTTCAGGATTAATCCAGCGAGAGCATCTAGACTTGCTAGAATTGGAGGGCCAGGTGCATTAATATACGGTGCGGCTGATTTGGGACTTGAAGCCTTAACTGGCAGAGGTCTTTCAGAAAGAATCGGTGAAGGCGCAGGAGGTTTTGTTGGTAATTTATTATATCCGGGAGCACAGAGCCAGCCAGCATTTACTGAAGCTGAGTTACAACAATCTAGAGACAACCTGTCCACAGGAGCACAGCTTGATATTATGAGAGAGGATGCTGAAGCTAGCGTAGCACCAGTTACTGAGGTCACTCCGCTCCAAGCTGCATTGGGTGCTCTTGATGAAGAGATTGCAGGTAGGGAAAGCAATGTAGTTAACAATCAAGTTGAATTAGCTAAACAAATTAGAGAATTAGGAACCGTAACGGACGATCAAAGGGCGGCTCAGGACTTCTTAAATGAACGAGCGGAGCGTTCTGGAACAACCGCTACGGATGTTATAACTCCATTCCAAGAGCAAGCTCAGTTAACTGCTGATTTGTTCACTGATCCAAATACAGCCATAGGACAATTTGTTCCAAGAGCTACCTTTACGTTGCCTGACGGAACTATAATTCAAGAGGACGAAGGAGGAAACCGTAGAGAAATATCGGCAGAACAGCTAAGGCAGTTTGAGCAAGATATGGCTGGATTGGGCCAAGCCCAACAGTCAAGAACTTTTAGTCAAGAAGAAACAATGGCACGTTTGGGCGGCAGGACACTTAATGAATACTTAAATGCTCCTCCAGTAAGAACTCCAGGAATATCAGGACTGAAGACGGACCCACAAGGTCGTATGATTCCTAATGTTGGGCGATTCCAGCAGCAACCTGTAGCTCCTCAACCTGTAGCTCCTCAACCTGTAGCTCCTCAACCTGTAGCTCCGCAGACTCCTCCTGCCCAATTATCTGACTTTGAGAGAGCAAGTCTAGAAAGACAACAAAGAATTGGGGGAACTGGAAGTTTCGATGGTGACATACCAGGTGAAACTCAAGCAGAAAGAGATACTCGCATAGCACAAAGTAGAACCACTGGTGGGCAAACAGAGGGCTTGTCCTTTGATGACGCAAGGCGCAGAGCAGAGGGTCAACTGGCCGCACGGGGAGTAAGGAATCCATCTGCATCTCAGGTCAATGATTTAGCTAGAAGCATACAAGCCGCAGAGCCAGAACGATTACAAAAATTGCAGGATCAAAGAGATTTAACTCAAAGAAGAATGGACGCGCTTGATGCACAACTGGCTCAATCAGGCATTGTTCCATCTGCACCCCCCGTAGTTGATCCAGAGACTGGAGTTATTACTCAAACGTATACTGATGGCACAACAAGATACAAGGGCTTAACAAGGGTTTCAGGTGGTTCTAATTCTCAGTTTCAAAATATTATGGCAGGTGCTGCAGCGGGAGATACACCTACGGGGGATACAAAGCTAGATATACCCGCCCCTGTAATTACACCAAACCCTGTTAGAGTAAACAGTCAGGCTGAATATGATGCGCTACCCGTTGGCACACCATACATTGATTCGCGGGGAACTTCAGGAACTAAAAAATAATGGCATTCATAGCCCCTAGTAAAGATTTAGAACCACAAGAATCTATTTCTCAAGGCTTTGTTGCACCAAGCAAAGATTTAGAGCCAAGTGGTTTTATTGCACCAGAAACAGACTTAGACTCAGATGACCCCGGTGCTGCTGATTACGTTGCTGCCTTTGGTTCAGACATAGCAATATCTGAAGCAGGTAGATTGGGTGGTGCTACGATTGGAACAGCCATCCTACCAGGTGTAGGGACTGCCATTGGTTATGTTGTAGGTGGTCTAGGTTCTGGAGCCGCTGGTTCGATAGCCCGTCAACGTATACTTGATCCAGATGGCGAACTTAGTTACGGTCAGATTGTTGCTGACGCGTTTATCAATTTAATACCTGGAGCCAAGGGAGCTAAGTTTGGTAGTGCGGTGGCTAGACAAGCCGCAGCAGGTGCAGGTATCTCTGCTGGAGCTAGAGTTGCAGAGACAGCCATTGATGAAGGAGAACTGCCCTCAATAGATGAGTTAACCTCAGCGGGTCTAACAGGAGCCGCCCTAGGTGCAGGTCTAGGAGTCAGTGGTGAAGCCTTCAGCAAGGCTTACAGCAAGTTTGCAGGTATGCCTACACGCCGTCTTAGTGAGGCATTTAAGATCGGTGATCCAGATGCTAGGATATTAGTTGATGGCGTAGAGCGCACAGGTAAGGAATATGCTGAGATGCTCCCCAAGAACTTCCGTGATGTAAAGTTAGGGATTAGTGAAGCATACAGTGATGACCTAATTAGGGCTAGGGTTTTACAAAGCGAAGTTGCTGGTGGTCAAATAAAAGATGCTGGTCAACTAAAAGTTAAATCTGACGAAAGTGACTTCTATCTGCAACGCAGACTAGCCGAAGGTAAGATATCGGCTAAGAACGAGGAGTTACAAAGATTAGTTGATATTGATGGAGCATTTCTCGTATCTAAAGCAAACGAACTAGGCACTGATGCAAGCATTTTGTCTCGCTCTGTAAATGACTACCTGTATGCCAAACACGGCATTGCATATAACAAAGCAAACCGATCTAAATTTGGTGGAGACGGAGCCGCTGGCCGAACAACTAAAGAGTTTCAAGAAACTATACAAAACTTTGAGGCCAGAGGTTTAAACAAGCAATTAAAAGAATCTATAGAGTTACGCCAAGACTTATCAAGAAGAATCCTTAATACTATAGAGGAAGGCGGTTTAATTAGTAAGGTTGATGCCAACAAGCTTCGCAAACAATTTCCTGACTACGTTCCCCTAAATCGTATATTGGAAACCGACGAACTAGCGGATGTAGCCTCTACCATTGCTGGTCGTGCAGGTCGTTACGAAACATTATCATCTGGCATACGCAGAGCAAGGGGTTCTGATCTTGAGGTCAACGACATATCACAGAACATCATAGATAATCTTATTGGAGCTACGCGCAGGGCGCAGGTCAATAAGGCTAACCAGGCATTTGTAAAACTAATAAGAGACAATCCCGCTACTGCTGGTAATATTGCCATTGTTCGTAAGCCCAAAATTGTTAGCACAAAACTTGTCAAGGACACTTCTGAAACAGCCAATGCCCTTCGCGCACAAGGAAAGAAGGTTCCACCTAGAAAGATTCCTGTTTACGAAAACGCAGATAAGAACGTACTTACTGTATTTGAAAACGGCAAGCCAGTGTTTGTAGAGTTTAAAGACCCCAAACTTGCTGCGGCTATGAAGGGAACTAATCGTGAGGTTGCCACTGGCATCATGAAAGCGGCTCAAGGATTCAATAGATTTGTTGGTGGCTTGTATACCAGATTTAACCCTGAGTTCTTAATTCCTAATTTGATTCGTGACCGTTCAGAAGCTTTTGTAAACAATATGCAGAAGATGTCACTGGGTCAGGCATTCAAGACTCTAGATCCAATCTCTACTGTCCGAGATGACATGAGAACCATTCGTCGAAACCTGCGGGGAGAGAGGGCCAGCGGAGGTCGTGCGGCTGAAATGGACAAGATGTATGATGAATTTGTGGCATCAGGTGCAAAAACAGGTGGTCTTGGACTATCTACACTAGATGATATTGAAAAAAGCATAGCTGAACTAGGAAGCAAACTAAATGCCCCAACTAAATCTAAAGTTAGAGAGTTTAATAAAGCTGTAAATGCAATCAATGAGTGGTTTGAAAACGCCACTAGATTTGCCACTTACCGTCGTGGACGCGCAGACGGCATGACAATGGATCAGGCTGCACTAGCGGCACGTAACAGTTCATTTGACCCGCAGTTACAAGGCGCACAGGGAGACACTATTAGGGCTTTGTATCTGTTTAGTAACCCAGCCATTCAAGGTGCTAAAAACTTTATACGCAGTATGAAGAACCCAAGGATTGCCTTATCGGTAATGGGTGCATTAACAGCAACAGCTTACACTTTAGACAGGTATAACAAAACTATTGATGAAAATTATAGAGAAAAAATACCTAAGTTTAAATTAAATAAACACCTTACAATCGTTACAGGAACAAAGCCAGACGGTAGCCTTAATTACATTTCTATACCCATTGGTTACTCTATGGTTCCCTTTAAGGTTGCTGCTGACTACGCCCAAAGAATTATGTTCGGAGGTGAGGAGAATATTGATGCCTCAGCAGTAGCCAAGGATATGAGTAAAAATATTATTGACTCATACAATCCAATGGGGGGTTCACCTGTCCCAACAGTTCTTAGACCAATACTAGAACTATCAAGAAACAAGGACGGACTAGGAAGAGACATACGACCATCCTGGCTAGAGAATGAGAATATGTCCGATGTTGAGAAGATTCATCCTTGGACGGCTAGAACTCAAGGAGGCGAGTTGGCTATAAACTTAGCTGAACAGCTTCAAGACATGGGATACGAGGTATCTCCAGAGAACCTACTTTATCTCTACCGCAACTACACTGGTGGTCCAGGAACAACGGTGCAAAGATTGTTTAATCTTACATCAAAATTGATGAACAAAGAAAAGATTAATCGTTCAGATATTCCAGTTGCTCGTAGATTCTTTGGTGAAACATACGCAAAGACCTTTGAGTTGCGAACTGGTGACCAGCAACTAATTGATAACATAGACAAGCAGGAGAACACTAGCCGCGCAAAGGCTAGTAGAATTGCTAGTGGATACAAGACCCAGATACAAAATGCAGACAGTCCTCAAGAGCGATCTCGCATCCTTCAAGACCTACTCGTCGATCCAGAGGCAAATGAAGCAGTCAAGCGTCGCGTAGAAACATTCCTCAAAGATGAAGCCGCAGGAATAACGGCTGCCGACAAAAGGGTTAAGTCATTATCAGTAAATGGCAGAGCACAGTTCTTCATCGAAAGAATCCAGGACATGAATAGGGATGAAGCTGCTAGGTATCTGCAAGAACAAATCAACAGGCGTGTTCTCACCCCTAAAGTTCAAGAGGCCATGACTGGCATTCAAGCCTTTAGAGATTTCTTTAGTCAATAAAGGTGTCAGCGTCGTGGTTGGAAGGCTGGCTGACGGCAACCCTATATAGGCGACATGTAATAAACAAACCTTTCCGGAGCACTCACGACTTACTCTTTTTGCGGAAAATTACACTAAACCGCAAAGTTATTCTCGCTCTTCTGCGTTAGATAAGAGACGATGCTGAAGCATATCAATCTTATTTTTTAAATTTTCTATATCCTGGTTTAGTCTTTCGTTCTGGGTAGTCAGAGCCTCGCATGATTTAGTCATAGCATCTAAGCCTTTTGCCAGAATTACTTCAGAGTTAATATTGTATACGGATTGTGTTTTTGTTTGTTGCATTTATTTAGTATGTGAAATTGGTTGCCACTTGCCTGAGTCTCGCTCTAGCCACTCAAACATATAGGAAATATCATCGTTAGATAAGGGTTCGTCGGACTCAAGATAATATATCCCGTTGACCTCTGGGTCGCGTGATGACGGTGCGTCAGCCTCAAACTCTACAATGACATTGGTTATGCTACCAGTGTAGTTGTCCATTTCTAGTTTGTGTTCGTACATCATATTTATGCCTTTGTGTGTTTGGGATCAGAGCGAGCCATCTCATACTCGTCGTCGTTCATCATTTGATCAAGAAGTTTATTGAAAAACTTTCTCCATTCATCCTCTGTGACGAGTCCGTTGGAAAAATCAAACCACATCTGATCATACATTTGGTAGGTTATTCTGGTTTCTTCAGGCATAGTGATTAGATAAACATTGGTTCAAAGAAAGCGAGCTTGGGTGAGTATACTACACCGCATCCGAGGATTGGCTTGGCAGCGTAGACACGCCCGTAGTTCATGGCAGGGTGGTGATGGTCTACCCCACAGCCTACGTTCATACCAAAGACAATATCGTCCTGGTTGGCGTGGTAGTTGATGCCAGCCTGTGCGTGGAGGTGACCCATGACTAAGGATTTGAACTGGGCTTGTGCGTTCTTCAGGGCCGACATCTGTCCTCCCTTTTCCTTGTCTCCGTGCCTGTATATGACTCCATCAATTACTAGGTCTGTGAACCTAGGATGTATCGTCCACCCGTCAAGACCCCATAATGTTTTGAAGTTGAGTATTACCTCTGGTGGTAGGCCGACACTCTGTGCCTTACGCTCTGGTAGGGCTGAGTGATTACCAACGAGGTAGTCTACCTCCGGGAAAGCTTTGTGTAGTGCTCTAACCTGCTTGGCTGCTGATACAAACTCGTCTGCTGCGCTAGGCATGGATGGGTCTTTCTCATGGAAGCTGATAGCATTCCAGTCCACTAGGTCACCGATGTGGACTACACGGGTGCATTTATGCTTGTGAAAGATGGAGACTAGGAAGTCTATGTAGCCGCTGTGCATGGCAGGGCAATGGGTATCCGCTATGACCAGGACTCGCTCGTTACCCTGTGCGGCGGGGACGGTGGCTTTGTATCGCCTAATCTTAGAGCGCACAGCCTCTGCGGTTGTTCCATAGTCTTCAGCGATTTGATGGTAACTAAAACCTTCTAGATAAAGGTTATAGGCTTGCTTCTGTGTTAGGTTTTCCTGTGTCATATTTATTTTAGTGAGAGTTAACTAAATCTACCGATGTTGTTTTGAAAGACAAACTTACCATACTGGTCTCGCTCGCCTTCACGTTGCTTTGCTATGTTGTATTTGATAGAGATGTGTGTGCCGTGGACGGGATCATTGTGGACTGTGGCTTCTTTTGTATCTGAGCCGTTAGGCCATAGCAAGAGAATAATGTCTGCGTCGTTCTCGATGTCCCCGGAGTCTTTCAAGTCGTATAGGGTAATACCAGTTTCGCGCTTGGCTCCCTCTCTGTTTACTTGTGCTAGCAGTATAACAGGTAGGTCTAACTCCATAGCCATAAGTTTTATCTGGTGGCTAACCTCTGCGATGCCGTCATGCTTCTTTAATTTAGTGTTCCAAGGGACAAGTTGCAAGTAGTCTATCACAATCCATTCAATGTGGTGCTTGCGTTTATACATACGAGCACGTGACCGAAGTTCATCTATGTTCCTGACGTAGTGCTCTGTGTATATGGGAGCGTTCTCTACTCTTTCGGTAGCATCCCACACCCGTTTCTGTTTCTCTGCGGATAGCACACCCTCTTGGAACTGGTTGAGGTTCACGGCAGAACAGGTCTGTATCATACGCTTTGCTAGGCTCTTGGCTTGCATCTCAAAGGAGAAGTATAGACCCGGTTTGCTGTGAGTAACGCCATTCTGTAGGGCTACGTTAAGGGCGATACAAGTCTTGCCACAGGAGGTAGGAGCAGCAACAACCATTACCTCTCCGTTGGCTATGCCGCCGGCACTAAGCTTATCGTCCAGTTGTTTGATCCTAGTTGGTAGAGCAAAGGTATCGTAGGTTCCCTCCTGCATCTTCTTGAAGTCCTCGCGTAAGGACTCGGCGGCTACTCTGATGGACGGGTCAGTAGCAGAGTTATTATCTAGGGTAGCGGTAACAGCCCTCTCGATGTCAGCAATAATTACGTCTGGGTCTTGGTTCTCTTTCGCTGATTCAATGGCGATGCGAGAGGTGCGAATAATCTGACGTAACTTAGACTTCTCTTTTATAATCTTGGCATAGCTTCCTATCTGCATAGAACTACTAGCCTGATTCTGTATATACATTATGGTGCTGAGTCCACCTGCTTCCTTGTCTGTGCCTTCACGCTTTAGTAACTCATCAAGGTCGAGTTCAGAGAACTCTTGACCAGAGGAGCATAACTTAGATATAGCCTTGAAGATTACTTTATTGGAAGTGCCGTAGAAATCGTCTGCGTTGACGATGGTGCTGATGCTGTCGTAAGAAGCATTGTCTATTAAGCAACAGGCCAGCAACGCCTCTTCTGCTTCTAAGTTATGAGGTTGATCCATTCTTTTCTATAATTTTAATAGCTTTTTTGTTTAGTTCTGATACGATGCTGGGGGTAGGTTCTGGTCTATCATCGATCCAGTTGCCCCTCATGATTGAATCTCTTAGGACGGCAAGACCTGTTATGGCATGAGAGATGTGGTGCAGTCCAGAGTCTGGGTCTTCGTTCTCTCCTTCATACCAGGCGGCTAAGTGACGGAAGGCAGCATCATAGTATACGGAGCCTCTGACACCTGCTTCACGCCAGTTGAACCTGCCATACTTCAAGTCTCCGTGTAGCTTCACAAGCCCTGCTTCAAGTAGCACGTTGGCTGGCATACCTGATAGCGGCACTTTCTTTATGCCACAAGCATCCTTAGGGTTAGTCTTTTTTACCATGATAAAATAAAGCCCCGCCCCCGGAGGGGAAGGGCTAGCCCCATATGCCTAGAAAGGGTTTGCGATAACTTCAGGCTCCGAGTAAGCAATCTCTGGCTCACTCTCTTCCTCGTCATCGTCCTCAGTGGGCTTCTCTACCTTGAGGTAGGAGGATAAATATTCCTGTAGTGTGCCATCCATCCTGTCTGCTTGGAGTGCAGCCTCGTTGGACAGCGTGTTGGACACAATGTTAAAGACTGGCCTGTTGTAACTTACAGCACCCTTGCGGTCTTCGACTGCCTCGGTAACTGCTACAACGATGTCTCCCTCTAATTTATTGGAGCCACCGACCTTGTCTTCAAATTCAATCCATGCTGTGAGAGCACAGCCCTTGAGTTGAAAGTTAACAAGCTCGTAGCCCTCGCCAACCTTAGCCATAGCGTAGACAGACTTGGTGAACTTAACGCCATGCACAG